GGCAATCATTTCTGGCATGTGTGCTTCTAAATGCACATACGGATGGATACCGGCTTTGCAGCGTTGCGACACCCGCGTTGAGAACCGTCCACTACCAAGAATGTTTTTCGATCCCATGAACGATATCAGGGGTTGGGACATGAAGATAGTAGGGGAGATTCACGACATGACCAAGGCTGACATTGTAGCCACCTTTTCCAATGGATCAAAAGCAAGAGCCGAAGAGCTTATCAAGATATACAGAGCATGCAATCCTGAGTATCTGGGCAATTATTGGGACAATCTTTCTACACGCCGTAATGACTGGCTTGATTTCTTTACTCCGGACTCCACCAAGAAATGCAGGGTTATTGAAGTCTGGAAACTCGAAAGCCGTGAAAAGTTCTGGTGTCATGACACGCTCGAAGGTAAATCCTATTGGCTCCCATACACTCCGAAAAGTGAAGGGCAAATACGTTTCGTGAACAACCAAAGAATAGAGGAAGCCAAGCGGTTCCAAATCCCTCCGAAGCTCATTGAATACAAGTGGGGAACACACCAATTCTGGTACTACCGATTCTTTGCGCCTACCGGCGAGATATTGAAGGAAGGCGAATCACCCTACATACACGGATCACATCCGTACACCATCACTCCGTTTCTTGTTATGGACGGAAAACCACACTCTTTTATTGAAAGCGCTATCGATGCACAGAAGATGCTCAACCGCAACCTGACATTGCTTGACTTTATCATCGGTGCCTCCGCAAAGGGTACACTCATGATAGCCAAGGAATCGATGCCTAAAGATGTCAAACCCGAAGATTGGGCAGTGGAATACCGCAAGGTTGGTGGTGTTATTGTTTATGACCCTATTCAGGGAATGCCCAATGGTGGTGTACCGTTTGAAGTGGCTAGTCAAGCAAGGCTTGCAGGTGCCTCCGACATGATCGGAATGATTATGAACCTATTCCCGGATATGACCGGTGTACATGGTGCATTGCAAGGGCAGGAAGCGCAGTCAGGCACCTCCGGTAAGCTGTACGAAGCGCAAGCCACACAATCGGCCGTCAACTTGGTTGATACGTTCGAGACTTACAAGACTCACCGAACGAACCGTGACAAGAAGATGATGCAGGTCACCCAACAGTACTATACTTCCGGCAGGTACATCAATATCGCAGGCAAGCAGTACTCCGATCAGGCCAAGTGGTACGATCCGGAAAAGATCATGGATGCTGATATCGACCTTTCACTTACCGAATCGACCGGCAGCATCAAGGAAGTCACAAACAACCTACTCATGACCTTGTTTGACAAGCAGGCTATTTCTGCCAAGATAATGCTTTCGCAGTTGCAGATACCAGGAGCGGAAAACATTCTGCAGGCCATTGAATCCGAAGAGCAGGAATTAATGAAGATGCAAGCCCAGCAGCCGCCATTGCAACAACAACAGGTGACACCCGGTATGATTGCGGAATAAGAACAGAAAGCCCCGACATTTGATAGTGCCGGGGCTTTCTGTGTAAGGTTGTATAGGGTTGTGTAATGTGTAAGATTGTATAAGGTTTAGCAATAACTAAACCTATAGGTTAACTTTGCCGTTCTTTATAGTAGTCACACCTCTTTGCCCATGCACCGACCTTGAAACCTTTTGGGTTTCGTTCTTTGTTTCTGCATGGCACCATCCCATTAATCGGTTCGGTGTCGCTGGACTCACATTGTTTGCAATCAACCAGGTCTTTTTGTGCTTGTTTTGCCATAGATAGGTTTTTCAAGTTAGGCATTAAATTTTTGGATCAATTCTTTTTGTAAGACCAACAAATCGCTCATAGTTGAGCTTCATGGCTTCACGCTCTTCAAATGAACCTTTATCCAATTTTCCGCGGAAAGTATCAGTCATGTAAAAACACTTTTCCTTGATTTCATTGTATCCATCTGTTTTCTTCATTCCGGTAAAGTTTCGAGCATTCTTGCGCTCCTTTTTGGATGTGCCGCATATTGAATGTTTATCTGGGCCGTTTGTTTTGTCGTAAACCTTCATCTTCTTGCCGTTCTGGGTTTCAAAGTGGAATCTAGGCTTTTGGCCTTTGCCCTTCTTTTCGTGCTTGATCTCAGTGTTGCACAGAACGCGCATACCGTAACCCACCGCCGGTGTGACAAAATACCGCTTGTTGGTGATGAAATGCTTGTAGTCCGCAAGCTTCATGTGGATTTTCAACTTGATTTTCATCTTGAGTAGGAAAACATACTGCTTGAAGTCAAGCTTGAGGGATTGTAGATAGTTCATAAAAAGAGGTTTTAATGTGTGATATTATTTTTAAAAGTCGGCTGCCGTTCTTGTGCGGCTTACCGTTCTGGTTTCCATTCTTTCTTGATAGTATTCAGGCAGCGCGAACCGCTTGAAATCATAGCAGACGAAGACGCCTATCATGGTAGCCATTGCAAGGTCATCATGGTTGTCTTTACCCACCACGTTCCCGAATGTTCCATCCTCATGCACTTCGTAAATTTGCAGTTCATCGCATGTTTCATCGTCACGCTCCACGTATCCATCCTCACGCATAACCCGGACCATTACATCCACAAGCAGGGCTTTGGAGCCGGTGCCAGTCCAGAAGCCCCACTTGGCAGGCATCCCTTGGCGTATCTGATCCGCAGAAGTACGGCAATACAAGTTTCTATACACCCCGGCAATTTCGTTGAAAATGAATTCACCGTGCGACCCTTCGGTTTCTCGGCTTTCCACGGTATTGGCCTCGGGTATCAGAAGGGCATCGTTGTACTCTTGGGCAATCTGAACGGCTTTCCAGATTACGATGTCAAGATCCTCATGACCTTTCCATTTAGCCACCACTTCGGGAACACCACCCGGCTCAGTCATATAACACCGGTCCAGAACCTTGATGGTTGAGAAGTCGGAAGTATCGGAGCGTCCACCGAAGTCAACAGCCACCACATACCGGCGAGTCATTCTGGTTTCCTTATCGGGCATCGCCCACACTTCAAGCCGTCCACGGTTGTCCTCGATCCATTTGATATTCTCCATGGCCTTCTTGCCGAAAGGAGCATCACCGGTAATATCACCCTTCCATGAAGCGGGTTCGCAGCCTGTACGCAGGCGGTGTATGTCATCTGCTTTGAACACCATACGGCCGGTGGATTGGAAGGCTTCGTCTGCCCATGAAGGGAATTCGGACATCATACGCCAAGCCTCCATGCTCTTTGACTTCCATCGGTACCAACAGATTTGCTCAAGTGTCGCATTGCCTTTCTTCCATAACAACCACTCGTAGTCGTTCATGGCATCAATGAAAGCGACATAATTCTTCACCGGCCGTGAATAAAGCTCAGGGATATCCATCCACGATACAAAGAATGGGCGCATGACTGATTCACCACGAACGGCACGTTTCCATTCATTATGAAAGAAGTTCCCTACACCCTTGGCAGTGGATTCATAGATTATCATTGAGCAAGGAACGTCCAGAATACCGGAAGTGATGGCCTGCACAATATCTTCGGGCATCTTGCCTTCTGTTTTCTTCCATAACCCAACCTCAGAGGCATGACACATCGAAGTATGTTCACCACGAACGCCATCCGGCTTTTCTGCCGATCCAATGGTTACACGACATTCAACATCTTTGATGATGGAAGTCTTGTTTGAACGTTCGTAAGGGGTAAATAGAAGCTGCTGTTGACGCTTGGTGTACCGAACTGGGTAAGTCTTGAGCATCTTGGTGTACATCCCCTTGATGGTTCTTGCTGTCGATTCCACATGAGCGCAGATAACAGAGTTCCAATTGGTCTTGTGGATCAATTGAATCCATGCCATGAACATCTGTGTGAGCGTAGAACCTCCCCACTGTCTTGCCTTGACCAAGATGATGTTTATAGGCACCCCGGCAAAGAACATTTCACAAAGGATTTTCAAATACTTCCTCTGTGAGAAGTTTAGCAAGAATGGAATGGAATCACCACCGCGCTTCGGTTCGATCTGAACGGTCATGATGGCCCAATACTCAAAGTCGTACTTAAACCGTTCCTGTTCAAAGAATAACCAAGCCTGATCCATCGTGTCTTGGTTGAATTCCACTTTCAGGACATCAACGATGAAGGTGCGAAAGGATCCAGCCTCAATTATCTTTTTGGTAAAAAAGGTATCCACCATCTGCACCGGCAGCCACATGGTGCCTATCGGAGCATCCAGTATAGTAATCTTCACCCGATCAATAGAGAACGAACCATCACCCGTGTAAGGATTATAGTTGTCAATCATGTCCCGAATTTTCCGGAGCCTGATTGTGTTCTCGTTTATGATCTGGGTGTAATTCATTAGAGTTTCTCTATTTCAACTCCAACTTTATTAATTTCAGAAACAAGGTCATTTGCCTTATTTTGAAGCAAAGTGCACAATCCAATTCGGCAAATAGGTATTTCCCGCGAAAGAGAGTCATCGACAACTTTAATAACGACCTCCTCTGTTTTTTGTGCAGCTAAAACACCAATAAGGGATTGAAGATTTGCATGTTTATTGCTTAAATTCTCGTAATGCCCAAATAAGACATTTGCTTTTTCGATGTTCTCAACCTTCATGACTATTCCTTATTAAAGTTCACTTCTCCGATCTTCTTACCTTCCCCATGCAGGGCATTGATGTCATTCTTACGCATGAATGAATACTTCGACTTGTTGTACAGCCGCATACGCAGGTAATGGTGTTCTTGCTTGTTGATGTCAATTGCATCAACCCGATTCAGCACAATCCAAGAGGTTTTGTTCGCAAGCGTCACCAGATCGTTTGCATGAAGTTCAAACAGATGTTGTTGCTCTTGATCTTCGAATGCCCACATAGCATCCACGTCCATAAATTCAAACCCACTGACCATCGTATTCAGGTGGAGAAGGTTATACAGCCATGCAAAACGTTTCATAAACGCCCCATAAATGGGTTTTACGTCCGTAATCATGAATTCAGTCTGCAGGACAATTTTCTTTCCTGCCAATGGGTTTACTTCCGCTCCGGTTTCTTGTTCCGGATTTCCTTCTTCGATTTCCATGTTTCTATTATTAGTTGTGAAAAAAATCCTATGCAGTAACCGGCCAAGTGGACGGTCCATGATATGTTTGAAAAGAATACAGGGATAGCGATAAACACCACTGTCAGGGTAAGCCATTTAAGGCTTATGCGGTTTCTGATGGCTGACATCCCTGCAAGGCCGAAAAGTGCGCCTGACATTCCAACCGTAGGACTTGTGGCCGCGAAACCGGATAGGATGCCAATAACAATGAACGGAAGCAGATAGTTTTTCCATTTCAAGGAATTGCCAATCGAATAATACCCAAGGATATTCAATGCCAAGTGTATGATGTGACCATGCGACACAACATATAGTACATTATTCTGTATCGGACAACCAAAGGACACCGGCCATGATCCGACAAAGAACATGACAACGCAGAGTAGGGGAATGATATGTTTTGTCATCTGGTCTTTTGGTTTAGCAGTTGGTAGATGTAGCTTTCATCCAGAAAAAAGGAAGGTGCCGGTGTATTGATGGCCATTTCGACCAATTCAGCACAACCGACACCCGGATTTTCTTTTTCAAGCTTTCTATACTCCTTGTATAGTGCTTGAAACATCATATTCTTGTATCCCTTCTTATGAATGCAGCACCCTTTCCGCATTCGTGAAAAAACCCTCATGGCTTCATTACGGCTAGCGTAGTATCTAGGTGCCGGCTCCAAGCAAACCATCTTGACTATGCCTTGACGCTGTACATAGATGGCGGCTTCTCCAAGCCTTTCTATGACCGACTTTTCAGCCTTCCTAAGATCGTTGTCGCGTTCCTCCTTGAAGTCTAGTGTCATTCGGAAATGAATTTCCACAAAAATAATAGAAAAAATGTTGTAAAAAAAATCTTTTACATTTTACAACAGATTTATTTTAACCACTATAAATACATTTGCTTGAAGTGTTACTTTAAGTAATTTACAACGCTATGGCAAAGACAGAACAAGCTCCGGAGGTCGAACAGATGCCGGTGCCAAAATCATCCGAAAAACGTATGGCTCGCCTAAAAGAGCAATATCCAGACCTTGATTGGGATAATGATCCGGAGGCGATGCATTCCGCTCTTGACCAAGATGAAGCCGGTCAGACTGAGAAGCTTTCCAAGTATGAAGCAAGTCAAGCAAAATTGAACGATGTCCTGATGAAGGATCCTCGTTTTGCTCGTGCCCTGAATGATGCAGCCAACGGTGGAAACGGTGGGCTGTCCATGGTACGCAATTTCGGCAAGGACGCATTGGCTATGGCCGATGATGAAGAGTTCGCGGACGAATTTATCAAAGCACAACAAGAGTTCACCGATAACATGGCTAAAAACGGTCAGATCGAAGAGGAACAACGCGCCAATCTGGAAGACTCTATGGCTACCCTTGAAGAGATTGCCACCGAGAACAACATGAGCGAAGAGGAATTCACTCAGTTTCTTGATGACATCCTTCAGTTTTGTGATGATGGGATGATGGGAAGGCTGAACAAAACGCTTTGTCAACTCGTATATCTGGGCAAACATCATCCGGAGGACGTTGAAGCCGCCTATAAGATGGGACTGGCTGACGCTGCCAACAAGAAGATCCGTACCGAAAGCAAGGAATCCCTTGGTGACAATATTCCTTCCATCAACTCTGGTGCCGGAAACGACAAACCAAAAGATGCACCCGCTTACCAAAAACGTGATGTTTTCGCTCAATGGCAATCAACACAAAAATAAACACCCGAAGGGGGTAATTCTCAAATCAATTTATTAAACCAAAACCAAGTAAGATGAAAAAATCGTTTTTCTTAGAGAGCGTTAAAATGTTCTTAGTGATTATCGTCTGCTCCCTTCTGGGTACGGACGTGAGTTTGGCTGTAAGTCCTGGCGTACCCATGGGTGAAACAGGCACGACAGAAGCCTCCGGCGTTCCCGGTGCTGCAGGCGTAGGTATCCATTTGCCCGGTGAAGGCTTTAGTGTAGAAGGCGCTCGCCGTGAGGCCGATGACCTGCTGCTTACCTCCGTGGATAAAGTAGTAACCAAGATCTATCCGTGGAAATCCCCGCTCGATCAGTTGTTCCGCTTCTCGCAGAACCGCTCTGTCACCGGTACCCGCTCCATGGTGGTTCAATGGAAGTCTGTTGACACCAAGCCGTTTACTACCACTGTTTCCGATGAAGGTGCATGGGTTCTTCCCGGAACGCCCACCAACGGTAACAGCACTGCTGTAGCTCTTGGCGTTGACGATCCAAGCGTATTCGCTAAGACAAGCACCATCCTTGTTCCCTCCATTCTGGGTTATAATGCTGACGGTACTCGCTCAACGGACACCCCCTTGCTGCTTTACGTGAAACTTAAGACAGATTCCACTTTGACCGTTATGGCTGTCAATGGTGGCAAGATTGATGGAACGAAAAACAAATCCGTCCCTTCCATCCCTGCCGGAACAGA